CAAGGCATCAATGTACGCCCTGAGTGCAGACTGGTAGTTCATCTGCGTCCGTGCGATTTCGTTGCTGGAGGTCGCCTTCGCGTAGCTCTGATAGGCCGCGTTCATCTTGCTGATCGCTTCATTCAGTTTGCTTGCTGTCTGCGCCGCCTCTCCCTTCGCCGCAGCCACTCGGTTGCGATCCACAATGTCTGCCGCAGAGGTGATCCTGCCCAGGTCTGCCGTGTCCTCCGTCTGCTTGGGCAGCGTGGCCCGTGTACTCCTGACCGTGGACTGCTTGCCCTTGATGTCTTGCAGTTCCTTTCGGAGCTCGTCCACCGCCGCGGACGTTCGCTTGGATGCTTTCAGGGCCTTGTCATACTGGTCTATCGCGCCCTGCAAATCTGTGTCTTTGTTCTCTATCGCGGTCCGAATGGCGCTCTGCCGTCCCTCGGACTCCGTGGCCTGGGCAATCAGATCCTTCAGACTCTGGAGCTGTTGCGCCTGCCGCTGCTGCCGCGCAACCTCCTGGTTCTTCGCTGTGTTATTCAGCGCTGCCATGTCCCGGTCAATCTGAGTGTTCTCTTTCCAGGAGCCGTCATCATTGATATACTTAGACAAGATTGCGCTGGCGTTGTCGTTTACCTGCTGTCGATAGGCTGCGTTGGAGTTGTACGCCGTTTCATATGCCTGCCGGTTTACGGTCTTATAGTCCACGCCGGTGCCTGCGGTGTTCGCCGCCTGCTTTGCCTTTTCTACCTCTTCCTGATATGCCGCGACGACAGCGCGTGCAGCTCCGGTCTCCTGATAGCTCGATGACCCTCTCTTCGCTTTCGCATTCGCCATAGTTTCCCCTCGCTTTCAGTCGCTCTGCTACCTGTCCAGCTTCTCAAGCTGGGTGTTTTTCAGCGTAGCCTTTTTGTCCGCCGTCGCCTGTTTGATGTTCTGCTTATAACGGCTATTATCAATGGTGTTTTGTAGTCGGGTGATGGTCGCCGGAACCAGCGTTCCCGTGGTTGCAGCCTCGTCCAGGGTTCTCTGCGCTCTGTCGTTGTACCCGGCCTCTGCGGACTCCCGGATGTATCTGGCCAGATAGCCGCTCATATAGTTGCCGTAGTATGTCGGCAAATCGCCGGCAGTTCCAGTTGTGCCGGTTTCGCCACTTGAACCAGAGCCTCCGCCAGAACCGCTGCCGCTTCCGCTGGAACCTCCGCTTGAACTGCCTCCACCAGAATACCCGCCGCCAGAACTGCCGCCGCTGTACCCGTAGCCATATCCGTATGCCCCGAACAGCGTACCGATATATCTCTGAGCATCCTCCGCGGTGATCCCCATCATCTCAAGCATCCGGTCCGTTGGCATCAGCCCTTTACTCAGGAATAATTCACCCAGCTTCCTTGCATACGCCTCGTCCTCCCATTCCAGATCCCGGACTTCCTCCGCAACCTTTCTGGAGTTTTCATCGTCCTGCCGCTGAAGCGTCGTGTTCCATTCATAGTTGCTTCTCAGGTTCTCATCCGCCCGAAGCTGTGCCTCGTACATCTGCTGGAACTGTGCCTGCGCAGAGGCAAGCGCAGCGTCCGCCGCAGCGTAGTCTCCCTGGGCTCTCAGGTCTGCGATCTTCCGCGCCGTATCCGTCTCAAGCTGTCGCTGTGCCTGCCCGATCCTGGCAATCTCTGTGTCGTATGTGTTCTCCGCCACGCCGTAGCTTGCGTGTCCAATGCCGCCGCGGTTCCCGTTGTGCGCTTCGATCCCACGCTGCGTAGCGATCTGATCCGCCTGGTCACGCTGGGCCTGCTCATAGAGCGCCTTGTACTGACTGACGCCCTTCTCCAGCCCTGCGTTCAGCGTATCCGTTCCTGCGGTGACAGCCTGGTTCGCCGTGTTCTGGGCCTCCTGCGCCATCTGCGCATACTGGTTCTTGATGGACTCGGAGTAGTCCTTGGTGTTGCTGTTGTCCAGCGCGTTGGTTCCGCTGACTCCCTGGGGAGACGCAGTCAGATTGTCTGTTGCCATCTCGCTCCCTCCTTAGAGTCCCATCAGGACTGCGTTAATGTAAAGCTGCGCCGTGCTCTGATCCAGGCCCATGGCTGACAGCATCACATCAGACGGCATGACGCCGGCATCCAGGAACGTCTTGCCAAGGCTCTGGAGATACTGTTTATCGTCCTGTGCCTTCTGCCGCTGGATGCTCTCTTCGTTCCGGTCAATGCCTTCGTCCTCTCTGGCGTTGGTAATGTCATACTGCTCGTTGGCCCACTGGTTCTCGTCCACACGGATTGCGTCCTCATAGAGCGCCTGGAACTCCCGCTGCCGGGACCGTAGCAACTGGTCCGCCTTGTCAAATTCACCCTGCGCCCGCAGGGAAGAGATCTGCTGAATGGTATCCGCCGCCAGCTTCTGCTGCTGTAGGGCAAGTTGCTGGCGCTGCTGCTGATACGCACTCTGAACCGTATTGGTTCTCAGCGTCGCCATGCCGCCGAACTCTCCGCCAGCTCTGGCATTCAGCGCAGCGTTGTCCGCACCCTGAAGCATATTGACGGTCTGCGCCTGATACTGCCTCTGGTACTCCGGTACCGCATCCTCGTAGGTCCGAGCAGCCGCATTGATGTTCTGCTGCGTTGCGTAGTCTGTCGCCGCCGCCTGCCGTTGGTTATACGCCTGATACTGCTGGTTGATCAGATCCGCGTAGCTCCTGGTATTCGCCGCACTCGCCGCCGCGTTGTCCGCTTCGGAGGCATCGACGGTTCCATAGCCCGGAGTAATCTCATAAGTCAGCGTCCCGCCGACAGTCCGCGTCTTGGTGGGAGTTGCAGAAGTAGAGGCGGCAGACTGCTCTGCCGCCTCGTTCTGCGTAGTATCCTGTGTGGTCTGAAGGACTTCATCTTCGTTCACACGCTACGCCTCCTTTGTTTCTAAGTAGGTGGGGTTCACTTCTTGTTGGCGTATCTCTGCATCACCGTGGCAAACTGTTCGCGGGTCATGAAGCCCTGCCACATCAGGTTGCCGGTCTCGTCGCCCTGGAACAGGCCCTCCTGAACCGCCCACTCTCTGGCGTCCTTGGACCAGTCGGAGCCCGCCTCAGCGTTCCGCTTGTTGAGATAGTTGTCCATCATTTCGTTGAACTGTTCCTGAGTCATCATAGTATCATCCTCCGTCTCGATTGGTTCTTTCCCGGTGTAAGCACCGTTGTTTGCGAAATGCCAGATATAGCCGTTGTATTCGTGGTCCCCGGTGAGCATATACCCATCCTCGCCGAAGAAGTACCATACGCCGTTCACTGCTCTCCAGGCCATCTTCGGATAGCTGCCATCAGCTTCCCGGTACCACCAGCCCTTGTCGTCCTGCTGCCAGCCCTCGTTGGTTCCTTCCATCTTCGCTTTCACAGCAGCCCGGAACCCATCCATGGTGTAGCTGAGGCCCAGGCCCCGCCATAGATGCTCCGGGTCAACGTGGCCGGACGCCACGCCCAGCTTGCTGCCCTCGTTGTGAGAGATGATGTCCGTCAGCGGGTTCAGGTTGTACTTCTTGCAGAGCTCCGCGAAGAGCTCCACCGCCGTCTCATAGGTCCCCTGCGCCTGCTTGCGCGCAGCAGCCTTGTCAGTCACGGTGAACGTCGCGCCGCCGCCATACTTGATCTGGCTGGGCTCTGTCATCTCTACGCCAACATGGGTGTTGTTGGCATCGCCGCCGCAGTGCCACGCTCTGAAGTTCCAGGGCATGCACTGATACACCGTGCCGTCCGCCTGGAGCACCGCGTGAACCGCGACCTCGTAGCCGCTCTGGTTCCAGCGCTTTGCAAAGACCTCGGCGCTGGGCTGGGCGCAGCCCACGCTGTGAAGCATCAGCCCCTTGGGGCCGCGCTTCTGGAACGTCGTGTAGCGGCTGTCCACCTTGTTGACATTGTTCCGGTAGCAGTCGTTGTTCGTGATCATGTACTGTACGATTTTCATATTGCTTCCTCCTCCGTTAAACCTCAATCCATCCATACACGCCCGGTTCCCAAACATTGTAGTCAATGCTAGATTCCCATGTTTTCCCGTTGTGTGTCACTCGATCCCCCTTCATATAGGGGTTCGTGCTGTCAGGCTGCACCCACTCCGGAATTACCTCCGGGTCTGGGATAAGCACCCGTGTGAATAGACTTGGAGCTGCATCCGGTGTCCAATCCGCCTGGCTGGTATGATCCTGGAGCACTCGGTATAGTGTCCCGTCATGCCGCACCCGATCCCCTGCCGCGTAGTCCACGTCAGGTTTCCACGCCGGATACAGCGCTATGGCCTCCAATGCCTGTTCATCCGTCGCGGATGCTCGGATAGTTGTTATGGCGTTGATGATGGATTGCAATTCTGTCCTGGTCATAGAATTCCCTCCAGTGCTGCCGCGATCTCGTCTGGGGTGGCTGAATATACCGCCTCTGCCTCCTGGCGTTCAAGCATTGCGTTATAATTGAGAGAGAATTCATCCTCTGTAATCTCTTCTCCGTCCAATACCCCAACTGTGGCTATATATCCGTTCTCGGTGTGATAGTATCTCATGACAGCCCTCCGAATCCTGCTATCGCCCATGTCATTGTTTTTGTTGTTTCTGCCAGGCCGTTCATGTGCAAACAGCCCAGATAGATTTTATCCGTGGGCGAGAATCCAGAAATTGCACCTAGAAACTGCTGTCCGTTCAATGTGCTGCTGTGCATATAATACTCATTGTTTGCCAGACGTGCGGGGCTGCCTGAAATACCAGAGTTTCCGACATTAAACGAAATCGGCATTATCATGGTTTGGTTGCTGTCCACCCATGTATACTCCGCACCAATCCCATTGCTGACCGCACGGCTCACGATGGTTGACCCAATTCTCAACCCGATATAGGGCTTGTTGTCATCGAGTCGGATTTTATAGTAAAAATATTTGTATGCCTGCAAATCTGCCAGCGTCAACCCTGTGTCTATTATGCCGTTACCAATCGTTGCGGATGTTATACCTGCGTCCACAGTGCCTGACGCAAGAAACAAATGGGCGGTGGACACCGTTTCGCCGCCTCCGCTGGATGCCGTGCCTATGATCGGCGCTCCGCTGGCGTCATGGGCCGTATATCCCTCCAGTAGAGTTGCCGCCGTCACGGTATCCCCGGAGAGGTCTATGAGGGTGTTGCCCCCATAGATGATTTTGTTCTTGTACTGATTTGCCATACCGTCCACTCCTTATCCGATGGTGACGGTCACGCCTCCCGCCGCATTGTCGGTTTCCACATACGGGATCGCGTTGACTACCACCTGAGAGATGTAGTTGTATCCCGTTCCAGGTGTACGGGTCTGCTGGCTGGTAGTTGGCGTCATCGTTACAGCCTCGGCGGTCACGTCCTCCGTGCCAGACATGGAGCCAGCCACGCCCAGAATGGTGATGCCCTGCCGTATGTTGGACGCAATGATTTTCGCCTGCTCCGTGGCGCTGATTCCAACGGAGCCGGAACCATCATGATAGCCCTGAGGGATCGTGTATGCCCCGGCTTTGGTGGTAATCGCCCCGGATACCGCGCCGTTGTTTGGCATAGTGCCGGTCAATTTGTTGCCGTTGACATAGGCCGTTTTGTTCAGCAGGATTTCCGCTGCTACCGCATCGGCGTCGCTGGTGTCCGCGTCATAGGTGTTTGTGCCGGTGATGGGTGCGCCGGATTTGTCGTGGGCCGTGATGCCGGATGCCAGCTTGTCAGGGGTGACAGTATCGGCAGAGATGTCCATGAGGACGGTCCCCCCATAGATGATTTTGTTCTTGTACTGATTTGCCATAGATTATTTCCTCCTGGTTAACCAATGATGACGGTATACCCGCCGGATTCGTTGGTGGTCTCATAGTATGGGATTTCCTGCACCGTCACATCTGCGGTCAAGACCTTCTGGGCCGTCGGCAAGACCTGTTCCGATGTAGACGGCGTGATCTCATACACCCCGGTATACTCTTCATAGGTTTCCCCGCCGTGACCGTACCCCGCAATCAGCACATCCATAGCGTCTGCTATCGTTGTGCTGCCACCATCAGTGATCGCGTTTGCGTTATTAATGATTGTTTGGAGTTGGTCTGCATAAGTGGAAATCAAACCTGTTGCCGGAATCTTCTCGGCAAGATCGTCCCTGGCTTCCTGTAGTCGGCTAAGTTCTGATGTGATACTCATTCTCTCAGCCTCCTAAATAGAAGAAAGTGCAGTTGCCAAATTATCCATAGCGCCGAGGTCCGCATAGAAGTCACTTTCCGTCCCAGTGTAGCCACCTGCAATAGCTGCCTCATATGCGCTCTGCCCATCCGCTCCATTGAATTGACCAGAAGACTTGGCCTCCTCCAGTGCATCAGAAACCGTGCCCTCAATGGATGCCGCAACAGCTTCTGCACCGGATGCAGACGCAGATGCCGTCCTCGCATACGCCGCAGCGCGAGCCTGCAAATCAACGAGTGCATCATATTCAGGTTCCCCGTGTCCGCTGACGCAAATGTAGGCTCTGGTGCCAACATAGAATCCGGCACCCCTGTCATCCAGAGGTGCCGGTGCAGGCATAGGTGCGGGAGGGGTTTCATTCCCTGGTCTGTCAGTCTCGTCGATAGGTACGCGGATGTGGGTATTCCGTTCCTCATAAAACCCCATAAGTCATTCCACCTTCTTGTATCAGTTCAGGTTTTATCCTCTACTTCCGGCAAACCAGTAGCAATGCTGGTCAGGATGCTGCACACCCCGGCAAGCGCCGCCGTGCCGAGTACGGTCACCCAGTCCACGGCAGTAATGGTCACCGCTGCCGGGATCATGGCAACTGCCGTCTGGCAGAAGGTTTTCAGGGCACGGATGCCCGCTGCCTTAAAAAATGCTTTCATTTTGCATCATCCTCCAAATCTGCGATTCTGTGATTTGCTACGGACATTTTCTCCTCCAGCACATCCATTTTCCGCTCCAATTCGTAGGTGCGTTCCACGGCGCTGTTGTGTTTATCGACCTTTTTCTCCAGTTGCTCCAGGCGATAGGCTATGAGTGCTTGGTTCTCACTGTTCGCCTTATAGGTCCCGTACACGCTGCCAGCCAGAGCCAGCAGCGCCACGACGATATTTCCGATGATTGTTCCCATTGGTTTCGACCTCCTATTGGCCAGATTTTGAGATAAAGTGTCCTATAAGTTACAATCTAATGTTTTAATACGTTGTAATGTAATCAGATGAAACGCTATCCGCGCCCATTGCAAGATATGATTTTATATCGTTCACTGAATTAACTCCGCCAATATTAACATTTACCCCATTTGCGTGTAATGTAGAAATGATTTCTCTGGTCACAGTATATGAACCACTTTCAATTGTCGCATTTACGTTAAAATATCGTGACGGTCTTGATAGATCATTAGCATCAGTTGGGTCTATTATAAATATGCATGGGATTTTTTCATTTACGCACTGAACATAACCTATGCTGTACTGTGAACACAGAATAATACATTTCGCATCAAGCCCATACGAAACAATTGTGCTTATTAGCTTCGTCACCATCTCTTGGTTGTTAAACATATTTTTCAGTTCCATAACTGGAACACAATCATACGTTTTGCAGATTCCAAGAAATTGCTCTACAGTAGGCACTTTTAAATCTGGATGGTCTTTAATGCTTAATGCTTCGATTTCTGCAAATGTATGTTCTGCAACAGCACCAGTTCCAGTTGTAGTGCGGTCTAAGGTCGTGTCATGTATGCACACAAGATATCCGTCAGATGTTGCGTTTATATCAGTCTCAATTCCCCATGCGTCTCCAACTCCTGCCGCCTCAAACGCAGGGACAGTGTTTTCTGGGGCATTAGTTCTAGTGCCTCTGTGTGCGATAATCTTGCGTTTGCCATTTCCAAAAGACGAAAGGCGTTTTAATTCGTATTTGCGCATACTCTCCAAGTACGCACTTGACCAGATTTCAACCTTTTTTGAAGCAGTTGCTACCGATTCTACTGATGTCTCATCTCGCTTCCCGATAGAAATGGCATAATATTTCCCTACAATTAGCTTATACGTTCCGTAATACCGCCCATAATAGCTAATGAAATTATCAGCAGAAATTTCTGGGGCTGAATATTCACGGATTTCATAAAAATAATTCGAATCATTACAGCGTATAATGGTATCTTTGGCGAATGTTACATTAATTTTTGTTCTGATTACTGTACTGCTCGATACCTTTTGCCCACTTGACCCAAACGTTCCAAATTCGTACTCAAGGTAAGGCAAAAAGCCGTCCTGTAGAGCAGTAGCTTTATCATATGCGCTATCCCACTTTTCGGGAGAAACATCTGTTTTTTCGACATAGTTTTCATATTGGACAACGCAGTTCGTATAGGCAGTAGGGTCAATGTCTGTTGCATAATCAAGTACGATTTTGTAAAGATAAGTTTCCGGCATATTAAACATGACAATTTCTGCCGATGAAAATTGCGCTGATTTTACAAATGATGTTCCATCCCACATTCCCAAATAAGCGTTATTATTTTGTGTATCGTATGCCGCTAATTCAAGTCTGTAACTGCCTAACGGAGCGATTGAATAAATGTCTCCCTTCTCAAACGCATTTGTACGGATTCTTTTCGAGTTGGCTTGCGTTCCTCCACCAGAGCCGTTAATATTCCCCTGTTCCCATACTATCGGGCTTTTAGTCGTTCCAACAACAAAAACTGTCGAGTTTAAAGAACTCTTCAAATCATCAATTGCCCCATTCACAACTTTGTTCTGAACTGCATTGGTAGACGTATCACTCAGCGCATCATCGCACCCAGCCGCATTGAATGCCCCGCCAGACACCCAGGCTGAGCCATCGTAGTAATACCAGTTGCCATTGGTATATCCGGTCTCACTGCCGGTGTACACATAGATCTTGCTGGTGTCAGTCATCGCTGCCGCTGTAGATGCTGCCGTGGTGGAAGCATTCGCAGCAGCAGCACTTGCAGCCGCCTCACGTGCGCTAGTCTCCGCCGCACTGGCGCTCGTAGCCGATGCACTGGCGCTCGTAGCCGCCGTACTGGCGCTAGTCTCCGCCGCGCTGGCGCTAGTCTCCGCCGCGCTGGCGCTCGTCGCGGATGCGCTGGCGCTCGTCGCTGCCGCCGCAGCATTATCCGCCGCGGTTCCGGCTTTTGCCAGGGACTCGCAGAACTCTTCATACGTCCCGGTATATCCGCCTTCCTTGGCGCTTCCGTAAGCAGTTACCGTGCCAAGGTTATATGTCAAACTATCTGCCATAGTTTCCCCTCCCAGACCTATCATCCATTGACAGTAACCACTAAATCCGAGTCATCCTCAATGGTGAATCCGTATTTGTTCGCAAACGCCTGTGTAGTCGTCGCCACCAGTTCTCCGTCATCATTGATCGAGAATGTAACGCCGTCAACGGTCTCGTCTGCATCGAAGTATTCATCGTTCAGTGTCATCTCGTCTGCGTCCGTTGCAAACTTGAACACTGGAGATTTCACCGCGCCAACGTCCGTAATAATCGCACGGATCTGCACCAACACCGGACCCTCTGTGGCATCCAGGCTCAGCGTCGCACTCTGTCCGATGGTGAACGTCATCGTCTCGTCCGCAATGGTTACGTCTACCTTCTCATATTCCGCAATCACGTTGCCCGCCTGGGCCACCGTGACCTTCACGCTCTCCGTCACATCGTCCTCATACGGAAACGGCAGTTTGATCTCCACGTCGCAGCCGCGGGGAACCAACCTTGGAGCCTTACACATCCAATGACCCATGTCCCACGGGCCAGCCGGTGCCGGAGAATTGCTCAGCGGAATATCGCGCGGATTATAATGATTCATTCGGTTATCCCTCCCTATGACGCTGTGCCATGTACATGGAAATGCACCGTCACTGCGGTATTATTGAATGCAGCGTATCGCATAATGAAGAATCTCAGTTTTGTAGCGCTATACCGATCCGCTGACACAAAGCACCCTGCATCGGCACCCGTTGTAATGGTGCATCCACTGAGACTCAGACCACCTGGCAATGTCACATACAGTTGTGCTGTAAAATAGAGTTGCGATCCGCTCATTAGCGTGCTGACCCACGATCCATATGTACTGTCAACGGTCAGCGTAAAGTACATCCAGAGATCCACGTCGCCGCTGGCATATTCCCTGGCTCGCCAGGAACCTCCGCTGGATACGCTGGACCCAGTCACACCAATCGTAACCTCTGCTGTTCCGCCAGATGCAATTCCGGTAATATGATCGGCCACCAGGTTCCCGCCAATGTACAGATTCCCTCCGACAGAATAATTTCCATCGGTTCCTGCGCCGCCGGATGTGACATAGATTTGGTGCCCGCCAGCCGTCATTCTTGCGCCCGCCGTCGTAACAATCACATAGTTGCTCGTATTGCTGGACATGAGCATGGCTCCGCGGGTGGTCGCGCCACTTTCGGTCTGACCTTGCCCATATCCGATATACGCGGCTGGCGTTGTACCAGTAGCAGAATTATAAATAGACAACAGCCCATACAACTTCAGATCATCTGTTGTCACAGTCAGGGATCGGAGATAGTTTGCATTGATGTAAAGCTGCCCGTTCAACAGATACAGCCCCTGGTTGACATCTGTGCTGACGCTGCTGTCCGGGTTCGTAATCGCATCGATGATCTCTTCCGCCGTCATATCTCCACCCTCTCCGGTGGAAATCGTGATGGTGTTTCCCTCCAGGCTGATCCCGTCGCCATTCAAAGAAATGGACGCCCTCCCAGACTCTTCCTGTACGCTGAGCGTAATAGAATTTGCAAATTGCTCGATCAAACTCTGTGCTTCTGCACTCGTGACCCGCAGGCTGATCTCCTCCGCCGTCTGCCGGATTTCGCTCTCCTGCTGCGTCATGCCGCCCACAATGGCGTTGACGCGGGACGTAATGCTGCTGGCCGTCTGCTCGATGCTGGACCGCTGCTCCGTTACCACGCCATCAATCCGATTGATTTCGTCCACGATGCTCTGGATCTTGTCGCTGGTCTGCGTGATCTCGCTGTACTTCTCTGCCATCTCGTCGCTCATGTCATCCAGTCTGCTGGTCAAGGCATTGAGCTCTTCGTCATAGGAGATACCGTTGATCTTCGCGGTCAGGTCGTTTTCCAGTTTGGTCAGCTCCGCACAGGGATACACCTTCAAGTTCTCAATCTTTCGTCCGTTGCTGAGGACGCCGCTGGAACGCTCTGTATCCTGCGTATGGTGTCCCATCAGGATCTCCCCTCCAGCTCCGCAATCCTGGCTTCCAGCGCCTCCACGGTTTTCTCAAGGCGCTTAATCGCCGCCGTGTTCATGGCGATAATCTCAGGATACGCCAGCATCATCCGGCCTTCCTTGGCTACACCGGCCCAATCCAGCCCCTGCTTCTCCATTGCGGCGCAAACGTCCTGCGCGATAAAGCCCGTGTGATCCCGCTGTTCTCCGAAGTTAAACTTGAAGTGGACTGGCCGCAGCTCATCGAACGCATCCAGATACTGGCTCATGTCATCCGAGACATCATGCTTAAAGCGTGCGTCGGATGTACTGAGAACACTCCCGGAGATATAGGCATTGCGGAACATGTTGCTGCTCCGGCCCAGGTCCACCGGATACCATGTCCCGTAGCTGGTGGAACCACTGGCGCCCATGGGATGAAATGCCGCGGACTCGCCGCCCGTGTCCGGCTGAATCTGTACGCCTGTCCAGTGGTTTGCACCACTGACCTGTGTGCTGACCTGCATGGCAACGGCATTGGACCCGGCATAGAACTGCGTGAAATAAGATGTGGAGGAACCAATATTCTTGTGGCTCATTCTGGCGCCGGCATTGGTCGCAATAAACTCAGAGTTGCCCGTGGAATCCGTCATGTGAATACCGACGGTGTTTTCCACGCCCGTAGAGCCCATGCCATATCCTATCGTACCGCCGGATACCGTCGCAGCGGAGTTTTGCCAAACCGTCATATCACCGATCAACTTCGTCTCGCTGCCTGCATCCAGCGTGATGGTCTGTGCCGTTGCCGATATATCAGCTCCTGTGATATTCAGCGTTGCTGTACTGCCGTTCTCTGTGACAGTCAGCGCAATGGAGTCTGCGAACTCCTGGATCATGGATTTGACCCCGGCTCTGGTCACATAAGACGTGATGCTGTCTGCCGTCTGGGTGATGTTGGACTCCGCCGTGGTCATTCTGGTTCCCAGATCGTCATACAGCGTCTCTGTGGCAGACACCGTACTGGAGATCCGTTCAGCGGTCTGCTCAAGCGTGCTCATCCTGTTCTCCAGGGATTGCACAGAGGTTCCATCAGCCTTGGTATTCAGCGTTGAAGTCACGTTGCTTACCGTGGTTTGAAAGCCATCCACCGTCTGCTCCAGGTTGGAGCATCTGGTGTTAATGGAAACCATATCCGCGTCGTATTCATCACGAAGGGTTTGCAGATCCTCTTCCCAGATCTTGTTGTCAACAGCCGTCTGAATCCCATCCACTGTCAGCACCGTCTGTTCATATCTGGTCGTGAGAGCATCCTGGTCTGCCTGGATGTGATTGGTGAGGTTGGTCAGCGCCGTATAGTTGTTGTTGACCGTAGTCTCCAGGGATGCAAGGGTATCCGCCTGCTCTGCCTGCGTATCTGCCAGCTCCGCATGCGCAGACTCCAGCGTATCCATCCGAAGCTCCAGCGCATTAGCCTGGGCGTCCGTCACCGTAAACATATCATCCAGGGACGGCTCCACTCTGGTAGAGTATGTGTCCGTGCGCACAATAACGCCGTCCACCTCATACTGGAACTGACAGGTCCCGATACCGGGATACTTCAGCTCCATGACCGTGATGTCCCAGTTAATTTTGCCTGCTCCGAATGTGACGCCGGACGCATAGTAACTCTGCTCTGTCCCGTACCTCCGGTTCAGAACCCGCGCCACACCACCAGAGCCAAATTCGTCAATCCAGTCCTGAATATCCAGCACAATCCGTCTGGCCTGGACCTCTCCGCTGACGCCCAGCTCGATTGCCTGGTTGTGGTCAGGATATATCGTGATCATCTGCTCTCACCTCATTTCGTCAGGCCCGCCGCCGTATAGAGAACCTGTAAATGCAGCAGAGCCAGGTCCGTCTCATCGGCCACGTCGTCCTTGTCGTGATCGTCAAAACTTTCGATCTGCAACCACCAGTGATGCAGATGCAGCCCCCTGGGACGCAGGATCAGCGGGAACGGCATATCCTCTGCGGTATCCTGCACCACCGCTCGATATGTATTCCCGGTCTGGCCTTCGCCGCCAAAGGATATTTTTAATCGGCACCCGGTCTTACTCAGCATGCCGATAATGCACTTGTTAATATTCCACTTCCGGTAATATCCGCCCATGTTCATCGTGGGTGTCCGGTAATAACAGTGGATCGGAACTCCGTCGTCAGACTGGATACTTTCGTGGAATCGTGCGATGGAACCATTCCGCCGCATCAGGAAGAAACCGTTTGGCTCATTCTCAAAAGCAGCCTGCACATGGAACGTCTCATGTCTGGACCAGCTTAGATTCCGAATCCCTTCGCTGACCGGACTCAGAGAGAAGTCCCAGCACCACATAGAACCATCCACAAACAGATAGTATCGTTCCGCGTCTGTAACCGCCGTACACTGCCACACCGTGGAATCCTGTATTGTTTTCAGCATTCCATCGCGCAAGGCGTTGCCGTTCACGTACTCGGAAACCGTGACCACCATATTCTCATAGGCAGCACTGGCATCCTTCAAATATTGAACGCCATATTTGCTGTGGCTCCATACCAGATTGTTGCCGCACAAAGCGATGGTCCAGGGTCTGTCGCATCCTCGCTCCACATTGATGGTCTGATACGTCAGGTTGATATACTGCCGGCCCCCGATCTCATCCGTGATGGAATATGCCGCCTTTCCAATATGATGCTCCTGGAAAACAATCAGCCGGCTCTGCTGCTTTCCGAATCCGGTAATCGGATCCTGAAACGCACCGCAAAGATTGTATTGATCATATGGAAGATAGGTCGGGTCCACACCGTAGCTGCCGTTGCCGCTCCAGAAGATGGCGTTTGGCTGTGCCTCGCAGTTTCCGAACACCGCTGTGATGGCGTCGCTTCCGCCAAAGCTGGTTGCATACAAGCAGTCCGCAATCGCTTTGAGACCATTCTTCTCCTCGTCTGTCTCAGACTCATAGGTAACCCGGAGTTGGTTGCTCATCAGCGCAATATTGCTGACGTCTACCATACCGCTGTCCGTCTGATCCGTGAAACTCTCATGGATCCACCCTGTAGCCTTGAACTCTGAGGAGGCGTCATCGAAAGCCGTGATCTGCATCCCCGGTGCTGTCTCCAGATATACGCTTGTATACTTTCCGTCCTTACTTACGGCCACCGCATAGTTTCCCGTCAGGTTCGCATTGGGATAGTCCGTCATGGCCTTTGCCCTGGCCGCATCCACATACGGTTGATATTCCGCAGGCATATCTCCCTCAGACTTCTTGAGACCGCCGTGCGCGATGTAGGTCATCTGCTGCCCTACATAGATAATGTTCTTCGTGTAGTAAACGAAGTTTTCCTCCGGTGCCGTGTACAGCTTCGTGGTGTACTTATCAATGTCTCCCTTGTAGATCGTCACCTGATAGACGCCCTCTGCTCGGAATGTGCCCTTGTCCGCGTCATAGTCTGTGATGCGGAAATCCATGGTAGTGACCGGATAGTGGAATACCACATATTCGTCGTTGGCGGAGATCCAAAGCAGCGTATCAGCGTCGCAGATACTGAGCTGGGACGCAATATGCTTTGCATACTTCAGGAGGCTCCCATAAGTTAGAATCGTCGGGTATCCATCCTGCGGCGTGTTCGCCGCAATGTTGACGCCCGTGGGAGGATACAGCGGGAACGTGGAGTACACGATGTTCTTGACATAGTGCCAGCCCTGATCTTCCCGGTCTCCGCCATAGTCAGCCGTCTGCCAGGTCCAGTCCTGAATCCGCAGCGACACCAGGTAGTAGTTCCGCATGTGCATCTCCGTCGTATCGAAGTCATAGCCGCACAGCCACGTATCGGTCAGGGTGTCGTTCAGGAAGAACCAGTTGATATACTCACCATTGGCAGTGATGAAGTAATTGGTCTGACCCTTGATATAGTGCGGATCCATGCTGATAGCCGCCTGGGTTAAATCATCCGTGATGTCAACAGGAGGATTCCCCGCGGATACCGGAAGGATAAGCTGCGGATTGGTAATCGCACTGACATCCGGCAACTCTGCGTCAATGTTGCTGTACACGACGTTGTCCAGGTAATTCCAGCCGCTGCTTTCCGCGTTGCTCCAATCCGATCCAGTCCAATCGGAATTATTGATAAACAGCGGAGCATCAAACTTCAAATAAGTATGCTGTGTGGAGTCCGTTGGCAATTCCCCGTTTTCCACGGTGAATCCAAAGACGCCAACCTTGCCGCCATTCATAAACCCATCTGCGGAAACAACATAGTCATCTCCAAGCTGTACGCGCTTCACGGTGCAGCCGCTGACCGGCAGATAGTAGTTGTAGCTCTTGTCGTCAATGTCAAACCATACAATCTTGCTTCGATTGATCCGGTTCTCCGGCTGGTACAGATTCCCGCCGCTGCCGTCCGCCCGACGGTTCACCGCAATGATCGGAACGTAGGTGCTTCCAAGAAAATACCCGCCGTCTGGATTGGGCCAGATATATCTTGTCCCATACAGGTCTCCGGTTTCGTCATCCACTGCGATGCGGTAGTAGACACCCTTGGCCTTATAATATAGATACTCGCTGAACGGGAAGAAGCATCCATGGCCTACGCCGCTTGGAACCGTCAAACGCGGAATCGTGGTTACGGTCTCAGGATCATCTGGTCTGAAATACTGGATCGCCGTTCCGCGCTGCATCACGACATATCCGTTGAACAGTCTCTCATAGAACCATACCTGACCATCCTCATAGTCGCTCTCCGCGCCCTCGATTACGGTCTTATAGCCGCTGCGCCGGCGAAGCGCACCGTCACGATACCACATGTTCAGCATGTGTGGGCTCTGGCTTGCCAGCAATCCCGTTGGATCATCCCGATAGTTGATGCCGCCGGACAGGTTCGCCACGGTGTAGTTTTCTATATCATGGGGATCTGGCAGTTTGCTTAAATCCGTCCTCATGCCGTCCCTCCTCAGAAACTGTATGGATCGTAGTTCAGTGCATACGAATCACACACTGCGCCGGTGTCCGCTCTCAGTTTGGTTTTGATCTGTTTAAGCCGGTCCTCATATCCGCTCTCCAATACGGAGTACATATACGGGTTGTCCTCCAACACCAGCAGCGCCGCCACATGATATGCAGCCGCATAGTTGCACTCGTCCGGTCCGTCCAGGACCTCCGCACCAGTCGGCTCCTGCGGCTCCACATTCAGTTCCCTTGGCTTCCGGCAATACTCAATGAGTCCGTTGCGGAACAGCTCTGCGCTGAGAACCACACGTCCGTCCGCCATCACATGGTAGTCGTTGCTGCGGTACATCACGCCTGCCCGAACCACCGGGATGCCGGCGCCGGTCATTCTCATGTAATCTTCTGGAGGCGTTACCGCGATCCAACCGGGACGCACCAGATTCTTGGGTAGGACACTCACATCCATGACACCTGTGAACTCGTCCGTCTGAGAGGCGATCTCGCTCATGGCATCGTTGTATAACCGCGGAATCCGGTTCACATAGTCCGCCTGGTCATTGTAGTCTCTGACAACTTGCTTGTCGTTGGCAGAGTATTGATTGATCAGAGACAGAACAAAGTCCCGGAACTGTCCATATGTCACGTTCGTCCCTCCTTAACAAGAGAGCCCCGGCAAACGCCGGGGCTCTCAGAATGATTAGCCGATGTTCAGCACAGCAGTGCCAACGCCGACAACCTTGCTGTCGGCATCCAGCTCTGCCACCTGAATGATGGTGTGGCTGCTGGTAGGAGTGATCTCCGTTCCGCTGGTAGCCATAGCAGTCCAGCCGGTCAGGGTGTCGCCGTATGCAACAGTAGTCAGGCTGGTGCCGGTCTTGTAGACCCAGGTGTGGCCGCTGTCTTTCTCAGGCTGCACCGTCACAACGGACTTGCCGCTGGTCACGGAGGGAGAAGTCACGACCTGGAGGGTCCGCAGAACGCCGGACTCACCGATGTACCAGATACCGTTGGCCTTGTTGTTCAGGACGAACACGTCGTAGATCATGCGGCCTTCGACCACATAGCCGCTGACGCCCACGGGGTTGTCGTGGATCTTGTAGTCCTGGAGCTGCTTGGGACCGACGGTGGCATAGGGATGGGTGATGATGCAGGAGCAGCCATTGGGCAGGCGGCTGGAAGGTACGGCACGAACAGTCACGCCGTCCACCATGCCGATGTCACCCTTGTGCTTGATCTGCATACCGGCCTCAGATGCCAGCACGAAGCTGGGATCCTGCTTCAGCAGGTTTGCGAACCGATAGGAGCACAGCGCAATCCGGCCATCATCGGGAGCCATGTGGTCGCCCAGGAACTCCTGGCCCTGGAGGAACAGCTCGTAAGCGTTGGACTTGGTGGCCGCAGTGGTGTTGATGTTGCCCAGCGCAGTGGCCTTAGCAGCCAGAGTGTTGAAGGCATAGGTGTCGAACTCAGGAATGATGACCTCGTTGATCTGACGAGACAGCGCCTTGTTCGCTTCCATGACCATCATGCTCTGGTTCAGGTCGCCACGATCAATCACGAAGCTGAAGGACCGATCCTTTGTCAGCTCCATGATCTGGGTGCTGGCCTGAAGATCAATGGCCGCGCCGTAGCGGTTGATCTGAATGGGGTTGTTGGTGTAGTCCGAAGGATGACGGGTGTAGTCATTCATCGGGGCAGTGGGTACGGAGTAAACGGTAACGGTCTTCACACCGTTGAAGTCATAGGCGTTGCCAAGGACGCCCTCAGAGAAGGACTCTCTGGTAAATCTTTCGTCTACCTTATCCGAAAACTTGGCAGCAAGGTTCATAGCCATAGTAATATCTCTCCTTTAAAAATCAGGAGCATCGGCTGTGCCTCGCGCTTGATTGAAATTATGACCAGTAGTCGTCGTCAAAGCCGGCTGTGTACGGATCCTCAGCCTGCTGGCCGGAGGCCGCGCCTCCTCCGCTTGATACGCCTCTTACTGGAGCGCGCTGCGCCGATGCTTGGTTTTGCTGGAGGATCTTGAGCTGCTTTGCAAGCTCTGCATTTCTTTCCTCCAGTTCAGCATTCTTCGCAGCGGTGCTGGTTGTTTCCCAACGAAAATAGGCATCTTTCAAGTTGGCCCCGCCCATATATGCCTGAAGGACTTCATCCGGGAACTGCGTCCCAGGGTTCTTCAGTTCGGGCTTCAGTTCCAGCAGTTCCTGCAAGTCTTTGCTGAACTGCTCTGGAGACGGCACACCGCTTTCATCGGGAGCAGACGGAACGGCCTGCTGTTTCGCCTGAGCCGCTTCTTTGATCCGCTGGTCCGCAATGTATTCCGCCACCTGTTGACTTGTGCCTTCGCCCACCATGGCGTCGATCTGAGATTTCCTGGCGCCGTCTGTCAGGCCCTCCCGCATCGCCGCAATCACCGCCTCGTCTGTGTCGCCCTCAAAGTTCAACACTCTGGCCAGTGATGCAATGTCAGAAAGTCTGCCCTGTAATTCTGCCACCTGATTCTCAATGTCTGTGGCTCGCTTGACCGCCCGGTCCATGTTGGCAGCTTTCTGATAAATCGTAGGAAGTTCCTTGGGATCCAGGTCAATCTCCTGCTCCTGGTGGTCTATCTTCGCTGTGAAATGTAGTTTCCCGTTGTCCTCGGGTCCCTGCTCTGTGGTGGGAGCGGACTCCGATGTTTCGGAGGGGTTCGCTTCTTCCGCGGGTGCCGGTTCCTCCGTGCCCGTCTCAGGCGTGGTGTCGCCCTCTGTCGGGTTTTCGGTTACAGCAGTATCTTCGCTCCCGGTGGAATCAAATCCAGCCGTGAAGTCAAAGTCGTCCGCGAAGGTGCTCTGAGCACCGCTTAAATCAGAGTCGTTTGCGAATACCTTATCATCCATGGTTCATGTCTCCTTTCATGGTGAGAAAGATTTGAAGTATATATAGAAAGAGCTGAGGCGTCCCCCAGCTCTCACTATCCATTATCTCTGCGACGTCTTCGCCGCCATTGCTTTGTTCAGTTGATTCTTCGCTCTGGTAGGCAAGGAATCATACTGTGCCTGCACGTTGCTCGGCAGGGTGGAGCGCATCGCGCTCTCACTCAATTTCCCGCTGAGGTCCACGTTGGCGCCTCCGGGTTTGTTCGTGTTGATCTGCTTCTGGATAGGCTCCGTCAGAGCATCCATCTGTGCATCCGGGATGGCGCTGCCTGCGGGAACGCCGCTGACCGTAGCCTGCTGCGCTTTCATCTTATCAATGAGCTCCTGCTTCCGAGGAACCAGCTTGTCCGGGATGCGCTCCAGGTAGTCCACCATGTCAATCAGGCCGGCCAGTCTCAGGTTGTCCAGCGTCTGCGTCATGGCTACTTCGCTATACGCCGTGGAACTGCCAACGTCTACGCTGACGCCGAACCACAGATGCTTGAGTTTCGAGAAGTCGAAGCTCTCCAGGACTCTGCGGTTCTGACTGACCATCTCCATCAGGCCGGTGTTCTGGTTCAGCACAGCCTGAGAACTCGACGGGTCCATTACCGGCTCCTGGAAGGTCCGGTTCTTCACGATGGGACGCTCTCCGTAGTATGTCCCCATCATGTCCAGCAGGATCTTCGCAATGTCCTCCATCCACTCGTACAGCCCGCTGCGGATGTTCTCCAAGGGAACCTCAGCGTTGGCCTGCATGACCATGATGGCAGATGTGTTCTCGCTCTTGATGTTGCCCATCTGCGCATCTGTGACGCCCAGTGTCTCTCTGGTATAGGTCACAATCTGGTCAATCGCGTTGGTGATCTGGTTGCTCATGTCCGCCGGGTTCATGTTTGCGGCAACCTGGTTGATTGCCAGACCCGGAGTCAGTCCATGTACGCCGATGGCCTGTCCGACCTCGTTGCTCCACTGGCCGATCAGGTCCGCGTTATATATCGTCTTGGGAAACGCCACCAACTGAAGATGGCGCATTACCATAGCAAACGTCGTATTGATGAAGATCTGGTTCGGGATCACGCCGGTCACCAGCGCCCTGCCGTGATAGCAGTTCTTCTGCTTCTCCCAGTTCCCCCATGCGATGGGGTAGTTCTCCAGGCCGGTGTCCACGTCCTCGAAGATCGTCTGCGTCCGTGTGTACTTCGACACATGGACCCGCGTAACCTTCGCCTTGACCTTCTTCCTTTTCGGCACCGGCGCACCGTAGGCGTCCGTCAGCACTCTGCCGTCTTCGCCCTTCTCGTATGCCGCCTCGCCGTTCTTGTAGATGTAGTCCTCGTAGATCGGGTTTCCGGCCTCGTCCAGCATGTCCTCTTCTGTCGTGACCTTCTCATACAGGTACGCGTACATGCACTTCATGTTCGAGCAGTCCCCGTGCAGTTCGATCTTCCCGCCCGTGGCAATCTGTTCGCTCCACTCCGCGTCAGCCTGGATCTGGGCGGCGCCAACCTCGTCTCCCGGATGCTGCGCCAGGTACTCCTCGCGCATCTCCGCAACCGTCGCACGCCCAAGCAGCAGGATGTACGGCTGGCACTGCGCGTCCGCCACGTTCGGGTTTCCGAACATCACGTTTACGCCGTCCACCAGCTCCATCTTGATCTCGCCGCGATACGGACCGGAGGCCCCGCCGTATGGCATCGCATCCGGGTCCCACCAGAAGTGCGCACAGTAGTCGCCGGTCTGTGCCCCGTCGAACATCGCGTCCCGCACCCGGTAGTTGATCTTCATCTTCTCTAAGAGGTTGTTCAGCTCCGCCTGCGCAAACTCAGTGGGGCTCACGTCCTCGCCTTCACCGCTGCCGTAGTAGCTCAGTGGCTCCAGGTTGATGCTGACGCCACCGCTGGTGATCTGAGACACCAGGATGTTCGTGATGCGCTTAATAAAGTTGAACGTGGGCTTCGGGAGCCGGCGCATCGCCGGAGTCTGCGGCAGGTGTACCCACTGGTTCCCCGCGTAAAACTCCGTGTTCGTATCCACCAGAGAGTAGTAGTTCGGAGTCAGGCTGTTGTTGTAGCTGCGCCCCTCCTCGTATAGTCTCCACGCTCTGGTGAACTGGTCCTTCTTTGGCTTCTTCAGCCCCAGGTTCCTACTCATTGATCTCACCGCCTATGCCGTATGCCATGTCCACGTTGTAGTTCATCGTCTGCTCCAGCGCGTCCATCATGGCCTCATGCTCACGCTTCGCCTTCTTCAGCGCCTCCGCCTGCTCCTTTGTCATCGTCTGACCCTTGGGACCCGGTGTACCGAACAGTCCCTTGTATCCAACGACTACGCCGCACACGAAAACGCCAAGGGTCATCATCGCCCCCAGCAGACCGTATAGGTAGCTAGCTAACAAATCATCACCACCATCCCATCGAATCGTCGTACACGTCGTACATGTTCTCAGAAAGCAGATACTCGTCTGCCTCCCGTTCCATGCGCTCCACGTCCGTCTCCCCCGGCTGCTCCGCTACATCGTAGGCATACCACATGTTGCTGATGGCCTGCGACGTTGCGTCAACCTCATCGTCGTGTTTCCCGTTGGGAAACTCGCTCCACTCTTTCAGATATTCCTCAAGCCACGGCGCATCCTTCGGCAGGAACACATGCCCCGTCTCAATGGCTGGGCTGATGGCGTTCACACGCGCCACTTTCCCGCCCTTCGGGTTCACCGGAATCACGCCGATCATCGTCTTCTGAAGCACCTGGATGATCGCGCTGCCGTTGGCCTTGTCCTCTATGTAGACTCTCGTCGCGTTGGGGAACAGCGTCCGGCACTGCTGAATCTTGGCTACCGTGCTTGGGAAGTTCAGGTGCTCCTTCACCCTGTATCTAAGGTAGTAGTTCCCGTTCAGCTTCCCCCACACCTGGATCGCCACGAAGTCGCTGTCGTCTTTGTCCTTGAACGTCGCGTCTACGCTGATGGCCTCTGTACCGAACGTCCGGATCTCCTTCACGTCGTAATACTGCCACCAACTCCGCAGCACCATGTTCCCGCCCTCGATCACAGGGTTGCACTGGTACAGCGCCTGCCAGGACCGTTGGCCTCCCTCCGGGTCGTTCATGTATGCCGCCTTGAACTGCTGGAGCCACGCCGCGTCCTTCCCAATCTCAGGGCACAGCGGATCGCCTGGGGCGCGGCCCATCGGGTCGTTCTCCTCCGCCTCGCAGGGGAGCCGGATCAGCGTCACGTTCTGCTCTGTGTTCAGGATCCGGGCGCGGATGTCATCCTCGTGCCACGGGGTCATGATCAGGATTACCTTCGCCCCGGCGCTGAGTCGGGACTTCATGGAGTCTCGCCACTCTGCCCACACCGCGTTCCGCGTCGTCTCGGAATCCGCTTCCTGGCGGTTCTTGATCGGGTCGTCTATGATCAGCAGGTCCGCAGGGTTGCCCGTGATGCCGGCCATGACACCCCTGGACAGGATGCTCCCGCCGCTCGCCAGCTCGAACCGGTCTGAACGGTCTACGCCGCCCAGCTTCAATCCAAAGACTGTGCTGCCATAGTCCTTTACCTTTCGCTTGTTCGCCTTCAGGAACCGCGTCGCACTGTCCTCGTTGTAGCTGACCTCAATCACGCGCTTCCGCGGGTTCCGGCCTAAGTACCAGCTTGGCAGGCTTTCCGTGATCGTCATCGTCTTGCCGTGCTGCGGAGGACAACTGATCACCATGATGTCATACGCATTGCCCGTGTCTGCCTCTATGAACGCCTGCACCCGGTCCGCCAGATACTCCGAGAATCGGCTCCTGACCCAGATGGGCCTGTTCACATACGCCAGATACTCTTTGTAGTATCGCCGCGCCAGCTCTCTGGACGCAAGCTCCGCCAGGATCTTCTGGCTGTTCGTTGTGGACATTGGCGCCTCCCTCTCAGGGCATGGAAAAAGCCCACCAAATCGGCGGGCTCGTCGTGGGCTGAGAATTATTTAGAACATCGAACTTTGTCGAATTTCGAAAATTTTTGATACATTGGCGGCGGGGTATCGCGCGGCGGGGGGCGGCTCGACCCACAGCGGGGACCCGGCACCCAGGGGGGGCGGGGGGTCTCCGACATAGGGTAGGTGGTTTCCGTTTCAGGTTCGGACCAGACCCCCACCCCAGCAGCGCCGATGGGAAGTTCATCCTTCCGCCACCACCCATGCCACCCCAGCAGCTAGGAGACAATGTATCTATTATAAGTCCTAATAGTTACATCATCCTCAGATCCTTTGCGCCGCAACGGAACCAGCGTTTCCTCGATCCTCTGGGTACAACATAGTTACAACATCATCGTGTCATTCGTTACCATTATCTTCCTGTTTCTCCAGGAGCTGGGCGAGTTGTTCGTCCGTCAGCTCTGCCAGATTGATGGTTTCAAAGGGTCTGCCATCCAGGTTGCCAACCTCCAACTGTGTGCCAAGGCTCCTGTCCACCTTGGCCACAAACGTCGCCGAGTTGATGTCGCCGGCAATGGCCTTATCTAAATGGGTAGACATCATGCGCTGTCCCTTGCTCTGCCCGGACCCGTCGATCTCCTGGAGCATTTCATGAGTGATCTCATACAGGCTGCGCCGATCCCGCCGAGCCTGCGCCGAAGCCAGGCCAGCCTTGCGCGCCGCCTCTTTGCGCTCCTCTGGTGTCCTGCTAGCGTTTAGCCGCATGATGGTGTCCCTCTGTCCGTCGTTGGCCTTGCCCATGATCTAGCCCCCTCCCGTAGTTTCTCATGCTACGATTCTAGCACATTCCCGAAATCAATGCGTCTATTGCGTCAACCGTTTTCGGCGGAGAAAGGCTCAATACTCAAAATCTCCAAAGGGTTTTTGCAAAATCTCCAAAGTCAAAAAGAAAAAACCGTTGCGCTGCAACGGTTTCAGAGGCAAAATACTCAAAATACTCAAAATCTCCAGTTTTTTTTAATAACACTGTAAGTTCTACGCACACATAGTTATGAGTTAACCTATCTAATGTTTGTGTGTGCAACTTACATATATATATATTTTTTTTGGAGATTTTGAGTATTTTGAGTATTTTGAGTAAAAAGTCGTTGTGCCGCAACGGTTTCAGAGATTCCAAAAAATCTCCAGATGGTTTTTGGTTTGGAGATTTGGAGTATTGAATCCTCCCACCCTCACAAAAATCACCACCAGTTTTTGTTAATATTGCATAAAAACATGAGATAACTCACTTAGATCATGAGTTATCTCATGTTCCGGTAGACCTTATCAGCATGAGTTAACTCATGCCCCCGTCGTGCTCCTTGATATAACGTTCCATTGCCTCCCGGAGTACCGTGTTGACCCGGTCCCCGTTGCGCTTGCATGCCTCCCGGAACGCATCCAGCAGATCCTTGCGAACCTTGACCGTCTGGTATGCCATGTTTGCAGCGTCCCATTTATCCCGTGCTTGTGTCTGCGACTTAGATACTGCCATCTGGTCACCCCCTCTCATACTATACTATATTATATATCGCGCCGCCCTCCGTTGCAACGTAGCATATTAACCTAAAAGTTGCAACGTATTTTGTGGAATCTGCCTATTGCATTATACGTTGTAACGTAGTATAATGTAGCCATCAAAACCAAGGAGGACAACACAATGAAAACCATGAGATACAATATCAACCTGATGGACGGCAACATGGGAGTGAGTTGGGACATCGACGCAGGCGACACCCTGACCATTGAGGACCATCGGTTCATCCAGGACTTCTTCCCGCCACTCTACTGCAACGACCTCACCGGAGAGCTCTGGGCCTTTGATACGAAGCTCCCCAGCGGCAAGTGGTTGGAGAACATCCGTTTCACCAATGACCTGCACCAAGCCTCCGCCTACATCGCGTAAGGAGGACCCCATGGAAGTCTTAGAGATCATCTGGATTGCAGCAGCCCTGCTCCTGCTGTCCAAGCTCCCCTGAAACCACAGCAACCAACGGTCCTGGAGGGTCCACCCGTTAAAGGCCCTTCTCCAGCCGAAAGGCATAAACTTTGAAGGAGGACAACACAATGCAAATCATGACAGGAACTAGGCGGGAAATCACCATCATGCAGTGGAGAGAACAGATTGAAAAGCACATGAAACGGGCGAATGATTCCATGGAGTGCTTCAGACGGTTTTCCGAGGCTGACGATTTGGCCCATTTGATTGAAGATTGTGAGAAGATTATTGAGAACGCCAAACACGCAAAGCAGGCGATCGAACACATGGATTCGATTGGGATTAAGTAAGAACAGCGGTCCTGGAGGGTCCACCCGGCAAAGGCCCTTCTCCATCAAATCAAAACAAGGAGGACAACACCATGTATCAAACATTTGACCAGGCCATCGCGGCAGCTCGCTGCGTGATTGCTAAGACCTACGGCGGCAACAAACTAGGCTGCTGTGTTACGGAGTGCAGCGCATCCGGCCTAACATGGTATGGATTCCGGTTCCACTCCGCCGAGTTGGACGGCAAGACCATCCAGTGCAATGACGGAACCACCGTTAAATTTACCGCGATCTAGTTCAAAGGAGGACAATATCATGTTAGACGGATACAAGAAATACCTGCTGATCAATTATGCCTGGGACTGTGGTTCCGACGATGGCCCGGACTTTGACAAACTGGAGGACGCGAGGCGCTATGCCAAGCGGTGTCTGGCGGATGGTTGGGAGACTGTGTACTGTGTCAACACGCAGCGCAAGGCCGTGTCGTTTGTCCTGGGAGACCAGATGAACAGCATTGACAAGATCTTCCGGCCCGAAGTATGCGCGGTCCTGCGGGCTAACAGCCGGATGCAGTTGATTTAAGCTCCCCTGACCTTGACCCTGGGCTCCACTCGATGGAGCCCAGCAGTGAGGGCCAGAGCCCCCAATGAGTCTTGCAACCCAATGAGATCCATGGTACAATGGGTCCAACACAAACCCAGAAAACGGAGGTAAACACAATGAAAACCTACTACTTTATCAACGATGACATCAACCCCGATACCATCTATGGCAGCGCGTATCCGTACTGCATGGAGCAGTCAGAGGTTGACCAGCTTAGCCGGGAGTGGAGTGTGGACCTTTATGAGCAGATGCACGAGGCCAGCGCCGACGAGATCGCCGAATATGGCACGGGAGAGGAATAACGAAGGCTACCGTCAGCCAACACCCCGGACACAATGTGTCCGGGGTTCCCTTTATCCCTTGTTGATCTCGTCGTAGAGCTTCTGCGCTTCCACGAGCCCCCGGTGCCGCAGCCGGTTGACGGTCTCGAAGGTGACCCCGGACTCCCAGCCGTGCCGGATCTGCCTGGGCCGGAGCTCTGGGGCAATGTCCCGGATGCTCATGCAGGCCACGTAGTATTGGTGCAGCACGTGGCGTATGCGCACGCCGTCCGGGTGATCCAGCGCCACATCTTGAATAAACCGATCTATGTCCGCCTGGACCTGCCGTGCCTCCTCCACCCGCCGCGCCTGCCGTGCCATGAGATCCGCAAGCCTGGCCTCCTGGTCTGCTCTGGTAGTGCCTCCCCTGCCCCCGATGCGGTCATAGCGTGTGGAGGCGCCCTGCAAAGCGCTCTCTGCCTGGGCGATCTGGTAGTCCAGACTTTCCATGTCCTCCAGCGCCCTGCGATACCCCAGGAGATAGTCTTCACAGTTCATTGTCTGTATACTCCTTCCCATAATAAGCCCGCCACACAGCGCCCAGCGCCTCGTCAGGGTACGTCACAACCAGAGCGACGCCCCCGGCCTCGTTGATCTGCCGGATTGCCAGTGTCTGGAGGTCCGACACCCGGCCCAACAATGGGCGCTTGACCTCGAAGGCATAGAACCGTCCCTCCAGGACCCCGTCGATGTCAGGCTCGCCGGCGGACTGGCCGATGCCGGCAGCGTTCTTCCTCCAGCGTCCCTGTGGCCATCGTGCCCGCAGCGCCTCCAGGATCTTCCGCTGGTAGTATGACTCTTTGGGGATCATCTCGTGCGCCTTGCGTCTGGCGCTGTCTGCGTCCCGGGCCTTCCCGGAGTCAATGAGACTCCGGGTCAGCGCCCCGATGGTCTTGTACTTAGAGTAGTCCGCCTGTGCGGACACGCCGTGGTGCTTCATGCCGCGTCCTCCATGTTGCAATAAAACTCTAACATCCCGTAGTAGAACGTGCCCTCGGCCAGCGCCACCATGCAGAGCACCATGCTACCGACGCGCCCGATGAACTGCGTGAGCCACAGGAAGTCGCCCTGCCTTAGACGGTTCATGGCCTCCGCAGCCTCCAGCTTATACTCGGTGCTCTCCCGCCACCGGGCCAGCCGCCGCTTGTAGGTCTCCGTGGCCCCCGTCGGGATAACGGCATCCGGGTGCAGCGCGGCCTGGAGCCTCCGCCGCAGCACAGCCTTACCGCGCTCCACGTGGTCCTCCCCGGCGCGGATCCGCCGGCAGATCTCCTGGAGCTCCTGCATGTCCCGGTCCAATGCCTCAACCGGGTTAATCTCTGTTTTCATGGTACACCTCCCAAACTACGCCAATGATGAATCCGATGTACAGCCCCACGATCAGGGGCATGAGCAGGTCAATCATGGGGTATCACCTCCCACAACGGGCAGTTGACTCGTGTATCTTCTCCCAGCCCAGGTAAATATTCACACGAGCGCGTAACGCTCTTCATGCAGTCGTTGCAATCGTGCTGCCGTGCCTTTCGATCAATGTAATCAATGGCGTTAATCACGACCTCGCACCAGTCTATATGCTCCTGTAACTGCTTGCGAATGTCCCATAGATTAGCCATCCCCGTCACCTCCATCCGCAGGGCTTTGGAGCCAGTCGGGACGGGCGTACACTTGCTGGATTCGTTTTCCTTCCCTTGCTGGGCAAGCGAATCCGAATCGAATATCACAAGAATAGCAGTTCTCCGGCATCTCCATGCCCTTTATGATTACGTCAGCCATCGTGGTCACCGTCCTTTAACATTTTCGTGGCGTCACGAAAATGGTCTCGTATAATTTCCGGCACTATCGCATCTGCCAGAAATTGCCCGGATTTCAGGTGGATTACAGGCGCTCCGTCATTCTCAATCTCGTCCAGCCATTCGTTCCAATGGTCGTAGACCCGCTCAATCAACTGGATGTCGCTTCCTCTGGCAACATACCGCAACAGGTATTCATCTCTAAGGCTCTTTTCTGGCA